AAACCTCATAGGCGGTCCGCTGCCCGCGTCCGGCCATCTGAGCCAGCATCAGGAACGTGTCAACGTGAAAGCGCTCCTTGATTGCCTGCTGCTTGGCCTGCTCCCGGTCGATGGCTACGGGGAAATTGCCCCCGACATTTACCGGGGAGATTTTATCACCCTCGCGCTCAATGTAATTGAGCCCCCTGGGCTTGAGCTGCACCTTGCCCTGCAAATAACTCGGCACGTTGTAGGGCGGGTCAATAGCCAACTGAGCAGCCCCAAGGATAGTCTTAGCCATCAGGTTAAGGCCCTTGATATCCGACATTGCCAAATGGGCAGGAGAGACGCCGTAAGGCTCTTTCCCGGTCTTCATATAACGCCACACCTGATAAGGGAACAGGTCGAACCCTGACACCCGGCAAATATGATTGCCAGTGGTCAAATACCACACGGAGGCAAATTTCTTGTTCTTGGCGTCCTTCATACGGGCGTCGTGCTCTTCCCGGGGGAATACAGCATGGATAATCTCAAACTCTGAAAACGGGCTGTTCCGATAGGTCTGCTTCACCGCTTCCGGCACGTTTTCTTCTCCGAACATCTGCACGATCTTACGGGCCGATAGCTTCCGCTTGCGGTGGAGTACATCCACCTCACCGTATTTGTTTTCCGCAATATAGACCTCCCCTGGGTGGATCGACTCAAACACGATTCTGCCGTCGGCAATATCCTCCTCGGCATAGATAGGAGCAGTGCCCAGGGTAAATCCATCGTAAATATAACCCCACATCTCCGCATAAAAGTTACTGCGGTTTAGGGCCATGTACATGTTATGTTCTATCTCTTGCAGCCACAACCTGACTTCCGGCACCTTGTTGACCTGCTTGCGGTTCATCTCGTAACGGAACCACGGGAACGCAGGCGATACATGATACCCGTGGATACCGTCAGCCGCTAGAACAGCAGCGGAAACAGCCGTGCCGTCGTAAATCTTGGAGCCCTTCTTGGTGCCGGGCAGAATCGTGCCCCGGATGTCGTCACGATGCGGACACACGTAGTCAGCCACGTCCTGCAAACGCTCGTTAAAGTTGGTTTTCTGCGTCTCCAGCGATGTCTGCCGAGACGTAACCAGCTTGATAAGGGCTTGATCCTGCATTGTGCCCCTTTAATTAATGTCGGCCCATATGCCTGTTGACCCAACAATGTACCAGCCGTCCGTGCCGTCTGCGATCAGGGTCATGGAGTCACCCCGGATGGAGGTGCCCTTAGTATTGCTGACCGCATCACCAGCGGCACCAACGATGGCAACCACGGAACCCGCCAATGTCACAGTGCCGAAAATCTGGTCCGCGTCGTCTGGGTTGATAGTCAGCAGGTTATTCGCAGCCGCGCCCGCATTAATAAATGTCAACTCGCACCCGGCCACGGTCGGCGGCAGGTTGTAGATTTTGGCATCCGTAGCAATCGCGTGCGTCTCACCGCAGTCTGCCGAGGTTAAGGTCACGGTTACGGTGTCCAGTGTATACGGTTTGATTACCGCCCCGGAAATGGTTGTGGCACCAGACAACGTGGTTGCACCCGACATAGTAACCGGCCCCTCGAATTTCATCCGATCCTTGGTCGTGCCACCAATCGCTAAACCCGGCAAGAGCAGCACCGCTAACAGTAAAACAAATCTTTTCATGTCAATCATCCTCCGAGTAAAGTTTTCTTGCCGCTGTCAAGTACGCCAGCCGCACTTGTCAATATCGTGCTTTGTCTGCCTGCCCTGCGCCGCGCCAGCTCCCGCTCCTTGCGGATAGCCGCCTGTACCTCCGGGTCTTCTACGGCCGGGGGCGGGGCCAGGGGGGCGGGTGAACCTCCTCCTCCACACATCAGGTATTCCTCCGATAAATTCCACCAACTCGATCGAAACCAAGACGCTCATAAAGCCGGCCAACATCAGCAATCATGGCCGAATTCCCCAACCGTATTTGTTTGGCCCCTTGTTCCGTAGCCCAGGAGACAAACGCTTTCACCAGCATCAAAAACGCTCTGCCACCCCGTTGTTCCGGGGTGACGTAAACCAGATAATCATTGGCTACCTGGTCGTCGCTGAAATAGGCCGGGCCGCAATATCCACCCATCATGCCGACAATATCATCGCCGAGCAAAGCCACCAGCCAAACATGCGCCGGGTCGTCAATCGCTTGCCGGCCCAAACCAAGGCACCGCTCCGGCGAGTACTCAAGGGCGGCGTAATCGCTGGCCTCGTGCATCCTGGCCCCCATGTGGATGCAGGCGGCAAGGTCTTTTTCTTGTATGGGGCGAACTATCACTGGCATTTCCTCATAAAACCCATGGAGCAATTCGTGGGGTATTTAATCAAACCAGCAAACCTACAACCGCAAGGGTTCAGTGTCCAGTTTTTCGGGCTTAATATTTTTTAGCAATCACTCCCAAAAACCTTGCACACATGATGCAGCTACATGCTATCAAACGGGCTCCACTCCGGGGCCTGGTCGCTGTTGCTACCCTGCCGCAGCACCTTATTACGGGCAGCAATGGGGAACGCAAAAGTTACCGCCAGGGCGTCAGATGTGTCCGGAGACCTACCAATCCGGGCCTTGAACTGCTCTTTTGGCTCAATGATGATCTTGTCACCCTTAAACGAGTACTTGATCTGCGTCAGCTCCTCCAGTAGTCCGGGGGCATCCGGCAACGCCCCGCCGGCCTTGACCCAATCGGCCATCTCATACCAAATTTCCGCGCGTTTGTTGTAATATTTATCGCTGTTTATAGCCTTCGACGCAAATTGACAGTCGCGGGCATGGCGGTTCATTTGGCTAAGAGCATCCAGGAGCGAAGCCCCGTAACCACCGGTGCCGTCAACGATGGTGCCGTCCGACTCCCAATCGTCCTCAATCTGCGCCGTCCAGCCGGCCAAATCCTGGCTCTTGGCGTTGCGAAACGTTTTCGGAGGGAACGATTGCAGCCCCTGGCGCCGGATAATAACGCTCTGGTCGTCACCGGCACGCGCCACGTCCACGCCAATGATCTTGGGCGCATGCCGGTAAAGGTCCGGCGGGTAGCTGCGCGCCATGGCCTGCTCGACCTCGTCCAAGGTCAGCAAATTGTTGAAACCACCAGGCGGGAACATCCCCAAAATGGTTGCCATCACCCACGGATTGTCGCGGCCGTAAGCTTTGATTTGGGCCGATGCGTGCTCAATCGACACGCGCGGGGTCCGCTTGGGGTCGTCCGGGTCCGCTGTGATGGTGATGATCTCCCATCCCTCACGCAGCTTACCGCACACCAGGTACAGCAATCCGTCCACTGCCGTCGGATTGCCCGCCCCAGCGATCAGAGCATCGGCCGGGGCGCCGGTGAATATCTGCTCTGCGGCCTTACCAACTGCGGGCGGCATATCGCCCGTTTCGTCCAACAAAACAAAAGGATATCGGCTGTGGAGCCCGGAGAGAGAGCGCCCAATTGCCTCCTGATCCGCGTCCTTGGCAAACGAGCGGGCAGAAAGGAACCACGTTTCCGGGTGATCGTTGGCGTAGATATTGGATTTAGTCCAGGTAAAACAGGCGGTCAAAAACTTGCTCCGCGCCTGCCATTTGGCCATCTCCGGCCAGAGATTGTCAGAAAGATTATCTTTGGTGATGGACAGCGCTGCACCCTTGGGATGCTCACCCTTTGCACAGAAGCACGCCAGCCGGTGCCAGCCGATGATGGCCAGCAGGGCGGTCTTGCCCGGACCAGTGCAGGCTTTCATTACCATACGGTGACACGGCCCACCCTGGACCGATGCGGCCAGGGCGTCCCGCTGCCATTCGTCCGGCTCAAAACGGAAATTATCCCACGCAAACAGGATGGGGTCTTGCCGCCACGCGCGGAACTTGGCCTTGGCGTCCGCTTTACTCGCCACTGACCAAGTCCTCAAGGCTCAATGTGTGACGGATGTCCTGCGTATCGCGCCAGCCATGATTTTTCAGAGCAAAAATTGCCCCGGCCGCATTGCCGCCGGAAAGCAGTAAACACTCCGCATAACCCTCCACACGGCCCTTTGCGCGTTTTATAGCGGTCGCAAACTCTACGCCGCGCTCGCAGTACTCTATTAACGCCTGCCGGTTAACAAAACCGCAGGCGTGCGCTAAACCGGTGACGGTGTAAGGGATTTTGTTATTGGTGCAGTCCAGGAAATATTGATCAATGAGGGGTTGCATGGTATCGACGCTGCCGTGCCGGGGAGGACGTCCGCCGGGATGCTTGCCGTTGCTGCGGGGTTTATTTTTGGCTGTTGGCTTTACCAGCTTCATGTCTCATGTGTATCACAAGTGACAAAAATTGTCAATACAAGTGACAAAAATTGTCAATACAAGTGACAAAAATTGTCAGCGCATAATAGATAAGCCATGCGGCCTTACTCCTGCAACGTTTTCTTTCCTTAGCGCCGCAACGGTCTGCATATTATCTTGCAATACTTGCATCTCTTGGCATGCCACTTGCATTATACAATAACCAAAGGGCGGCAATGAGGCTGCCGGTAAAAACACAAGGAGGAATTTATCATGTGCGACCTATACAATCATGACTATTCGCCTCTCGGCTGCGCGGTTTGCGGCCGGGAAATTTGCTGGTCCTGCTCTGGTGATTACCGCCAGGGCAGCGACGGCGAGGCCATCGCCGTCTGCTCGACCTGCCGGATGACCCGGCCGGCCGAAGTAGACCAGGCCGGCTGCGTTAGCTGGCCGGTAAGTTCTTTCCCGGACGATGCCTCGCGCCTCGTCGCAGGGCTGACTGCCGGCGCCTAGTCGTCGGCCTCGGGGCGGTAGCGACCCGCCTGGCAACAGAACCAAAACCCGGTCCAGCGGATCTGGCGTAGCGTGGGGACTCTGACCGATCAGCCGACCCCCACCGGCGAGGAACCGGCCGATTGATCCCGGCACCCGGTTGGCGAAAGCCGTGACCTGAACCGGTGAAATAAAAGCGAAGGGATGACGGGCAGCAATTTCGCCGCCCGCAAACAAACCAGGAGGTCCAACTATGCCTACAACCTGTTTTAGGGTAGCAATCCACAACCAGATCCATTCTACGTGTTATTATCATGTTTCCAAATATGTCCTCCAGGCATCTAACGGCGCCTGGAAATTGGCTGACCGTTGGGGCTATCGCGGCCCTGGCGGACATTTAGGAATGGGCTACGGGGATGCGCTGGATGAAGCCAGAGACCTGAACCGCAAAGCCGGCTGGCCGGCTGGCAGCCACGAAATAATAAGCCTATCCGGAACTGTATATTTCCGAATCCAGGCTTAAAACAAAGCCGGGTTGTCCGGCCGGAGGAATATCATGAAATCTGAGACATTATACTTTTTCCCGACCCCACAGGAAGCCCGCACGTTCCGCCGGGACATGAAACATCCTCGCACCAAGGGGTTGTCCGGGCAACTGATTGGTGCCGCATGAACGCCGTCACCCGATATTCTCGCGCCCTGGCCTGGGATTATGCCCAGCCAGGGCGCTGGGATCACCTGTCCAGGCTCATTCCCCGACGCCGGCCCGCACCGTGCTTTCTGGTGCGGGTAATCATCACCATTTGGAGGTTTTGACATGCCAACTTACAACATCGTGACCGACACCGCCGGCAGGCCGGCAATCAAAGTAACCCCAGGTGAAGACGATCAATTTTTGTGGTCCACCACAGGATCGAAAGTTGCAAACGGCTTACTGATTTGCGGCCAAACCAAAACCAAGGCCGGGAAGCTGGTGCAACTCAAGGTGAAAATCGAAGGCCGGCCAGAACTGCAAGAAATGCTTGTCGAGTTGCAGCGGCTACAAATGAGGGAAGTCGAGGCCAAGGCCGCCCGACAAGAGAAAATTAATACCATTCCTGGCCTTGCCGCCCTCCGGGCCGCATACTCCGCAGTGTCGAACACCCATGCAGAATATGAGCGCAAAGGCGAGTACGGCTACCCGGCCAAGGAAGCCGCAGCATGGCATAAAGCCGAAGAAGCGGCGTCAAGGCTCCAAGGGGTATACCCTATTGCGGCAGCCTTTTTGATGGCCGAAGGGTGGACGCGCGCCGCGAACGATATGAAATCGAGCGCTGGGCAAAAAGGAATGGAGCGAATCATAAACGGCGAGAACCACGTGACAGTGCTCGAGGAAATGCGGGCCGAGTGGTCTGCCGCTGCTCACCGGGCCGTCGAAAACTCATAGATTGTCAAAGACCGTTAAAGCTATAAAACTATAACATAAAACGGCCCAAAATTCAACACTTAAAAAGGGGAAACCATGAGAAAAAACCAGAAGCAATACCAGCCCGAAGGCGCCGCGTACCAGTTGCGCGGCATTCCTCCCGAACTTTGGAGGCAAACGCGGATAACTGCTGCTGTATCCGACCGAACACTGCGTGAGGTGGTTTTGGACGCGCTGAAAAAATACCTGGAAGCAGCGTAAAAATCTTACCACACCCAAACCAGGTCGCAAAACGCCACAAATCGCTTGTGCTGCGTTTTGCGACCGTGGCGTGTCAGACTATGGTAACAGTGCTGGAAACGGCGTGGCGGTGCCCAGGCTGCGTTATTTTGGCATACTGGGCATTTCGTTTGCAAACAAAAGCATTTGCCCACTTTCACCGATCAGTCGTTCACGGCGCCGACGTTGTCTTGCGCCCGCATCGTGACCGTTGTGGCACCGCTGGCATAGTGCGGCCAGGTTCATCAGCCCGGAGGCTTCTGGGCGGTCGTCGAACACATGGGCCACGGTCAAGACCACCTTACTCCCGGTTATCGGGTGCGGTTGATAATTCTCCGCACCGCACCACTCGCATTTATTTTTTGCCCGGTAAAACCGTACAAAACGTGATCGGAGTTTCCAGTCTTTAGGGTAACGGCTTTTATTTTCTGGTCTGATAGGCATAATCCTATCCCACCTCGTAAATATATTTATGCGGCCCGCTGCTTGAAAATTCGAGAAACTGACTGCCTGGCTCATAAAACCAAAGGGCGTACATTGTTTTCCGTTGTTTGGTAATTGTCAGAAAAGTGTCGGGCTTATCTCCTAGTCAAAGTCATGCAACTCCTGGTATTCGCGGAATGCAGTTTGTAATCTCCGTTCATCCTCGCAGTACGATGGAAAGGCTACGGTAAAATCTACCGGACTTGACATATCCACGACATACACGCGCAGGCCGACTATTTCGTCCACGCCGGCCAGCTTCAAGTAATTTTTGGCGATAATTATCGTCGCTACTGGCCATTGCAGCCCGGTTTCACTGGTTGCAAACGATAAGGCAGCCGTAATGTAATCAGCATATTTTGATCTTCGTTCAGCGTTCAGTGGGTCTATTTTTTTCATGTGCAATTTCCTCCAATCGTGTATACCCGTCGCGGTAGGCCAGCATCTGCACCGGTCGCACGCCATGACGGTTTTTTTCCGTCGCCCACTGGATATAGCCCGGCATTTCCGGGTTACTCATCAACCTAGCTCCCACATCACAATCCTCGGCAAATTCGCCGGCGCCTTTGTATTGGGGATCACCCTGATATTCTTTTTTGCTGCCAAGAGTCACCTGGGAAAAACAGACAATCGTACACCGGCAGGTTTTTGCGAGGTCTTGGATAACGTGAGATATTGCCGCCGCCTGTTCATATTTGCTTTTCTTCCCGTAGATTCTAAGATGCTGAATATAGTCGATAAAAACCACATCCACCCCGCCGCGCATGTTTTCCAGCCGCACAATTCTTTCCAATTCACTTACGTCTTTCACATCGTCCACGATCTCCAGGGTTTTACCGGCCATGACGGCCTTCTCACGCTCTACTTGCTCGTGATGTTTTGGCAACATCCCTCCAGACAAAATTACCTTAGCGTCTACTCCTGTACGGTTTGCCAGATACCGAGCCACAAGCTGTTCCTCGGTCATCTCCGTCGAAAACACAAGTGTCCGATGATCTGTGTTGGCGAGAAAGTGGATTAGCGTGTTGGTTTTGCCGGTGCCTGGAAGAGCACCGATTACCCACATGTGCCCAGGCACAAACGTCAGGTTGTGCCGATCAAGAAACCCGAAGCCGGTCCCCAGCCCATAGAATCCTCGTTCCCGGTTTTCCTGCTGGCGCGCCGCAAACCGGCTCAGCACCGGCATGATAGCGTAATCCTTGTCACCCGTACCAATCTCGGTCCGGTAGAGGTTGATCAGGTCATCCAGTAGATCGTCGGCCTCAAACATCTTGGCCCGCTGAGTAATGATTTGCGCCCCTGCAACAATACGCCTCTTCCTGGCTTGCTCGGTAATTTGCGTTGCGTAATGCTCTGCCGTGCAAAGCTGGGATGGTGGTGTCCCGCATATTTTTGCTAGCCAAGATATTTCTTTTGGCATGGTCTGGCCGATGGTGACTAAATCTACCGGCTCTTGCTTCTTCCATTTTTCCAGAATAGCGAAAAAAGCTATCTTCGCCCGCGGGTCAACAAAATCGGCCATGCTTATTTTAAGCTCGGCTAAAAAATGCGGGCGGTGCATCAGTGCTCCGATTAGGGCTTGTTCCATTATTGCCATTCCCTCGCGGTCTCAGAATCTTTGCTGGGATAGACACTTCGCCAGCCGTTTAAAATCGCTGTTTCGAGCAAAAC